AAGAAAGTGATTTTATTAATGAACTTACGCAAAAAGATGCAGTATGGATACACGCTAAATACGGTGTCACTCAATTACTTTCTTTAATTAAGGGTAACTCAAAAGTAAAAGGAGATAGATTTGTAACAAAACTAATTAACTATGCTGGTAGTCAAACAGAAGACTCTAGCGCCTACATTAAGGTATTCGAATGAAAACATTTAAAGAACATATAGTAGAATCAAAAAAAGAAGAAGAAGAACTCAAAGAGCTCTTCGGCTCTATTCCGTTTAATATTGATATATTAAAATGGTCATCTAAACACGGAGGTCAAAGACCTAAAGGAAATGATACATGGAAGTTTGACTATAAAGTTCCTATTCGTTCGATGGGTAATATGGTGTTAGACGACGGAGATTTTTCATTCAAAGGATTATTTAAAAAAGCGGTCCAAGCTTTGGTAAAACATTTAAAGAAATCTGCGGGCCCAAAAGGAATTATTAAACAAGCAAAAGTAGTGTTGAAGCCATGAACGTAAAAGATAAAATAGTATTTACACTAGTAATAGGATTAGTAACTTTGTTGTTTGTTATTACTATAGGAGACTTCTATGTTTCTGTTAAAGAGCATAAGCCTGTTGATGAGGGAGTAATTAATTTATTAAAGATGTCAATTACTGGCATCGTTGGAATAGTGGCAGGTTATGTGTCACGAACTAAATGCCCTGGCCACAATGAAGACGATGATTGATTTTAAAGAATATCTTGCCGAAAATAAAGAAGGCAAAAACGTCCACATGACTCATATCGAAGATAGAGTTATATACGGTGGTGTAAAAGGTGCTCGTGAAGCTATCTTTGCTTTGAGAGCGATGAGAGATATGTTGGCTGGTAATTCTGATTCATCACATAACGTTACAGTTAAATGGGACGGTGCACCTGCGGTATTCGCAGGAACTGACCCAAGCGATGGCAAATTCTTTGTAGCTAAGAAAGGTATATTTAATAAGAATCCAAAAGTTTATAAGTCAGAAGCTGATATTAAAGCAGATACTTCGGGTGATCTTGCACAGAAGTTAATTGTAGCTTTTAATGAATTGAAAGACCTCGGAATTAAAGATGTAATTCAAGGTGATATCATGTTTACTACTGGTGATCTATCAACTGAATCCGCTGATGGAGAGAAACTAGTTACGTTTCAACCAAATACAATTGTTTATGCAGTGCCAGTTAATTCAAAACTTGGCAAACAGATATCTAAAGCTAAGCTTGGTGTAGTCTTTCATACAACATACACCGGTGATTCATTTGAAAGCATGAAGGCTAAGTTTAAAGTTGACCTATCTAAACTAAAGAAGAAGCCTTCTGTATGGTATCAAGATGCAGAATACCAAGATGTTACTGGTAATGCATCATTATCTGCATCCGAGACAAAAGAAGTAACTACTGCATTATCAAAAGCAGGTAAGATATTTCAGAAGATTGCAGGAACCACACTTCGTTCACTCCAATCAAATCCAGATTTAGCTCGACAACTAGAAACATTTAATAACTCATTAGTTCGAAAGGGTGAAAGGATTGGCTCACCTGCAAAGCACGTTTCTGATCTACTCTCTTGGTTCGGTAATAAATTTGCAAAAGAAAGAGATAAAAGAAAGTCAGCAAAAGGTAAAGCAGGTGTTGATAAGAAAGAGCAAGAATTAATGAAGTTTTTCTCAAAAGAAAACAAAAAAAGTCTGCAATTAATGTTCGAATTACAGAATGCGATCGTTGATGCAAAGCTTTTGATTATAAATAAACTAGATAAGGTGAAACAAATGAAAACATTTGTTCGCACCAAAAATGGATTCAAGGTTACTGGCTCTGAAGGTTTTGTTGCTATCGATAAGACAAGCAACGGCGCCGTTAAATTGGTCGATCGTCTTGAATTTTCAATGAATAATTTTAGCAAGGATGTAATAAAAGGATGGGAACGATGATACAGTCATTTAAACAGTTTAAAGAGGCAACGGAGAAAGGTGTAGTATTTACTTTTGGTAGATTTAATCCGCCCACAACTGGCCACGAGAAGTTAATGAAAAAGGTAACATCTCTTGCCAAAGGTAATGACTATAAAATCTTCGCATCTCAATCGAATGATGCAAAAAAGAATCCGTTAGGTTATAAAGAGAAAGTACAACTTCTTCGTAAGATATTTCCTAAGTATGGCCGTAACATAGTTTACGATAAGAAGATTAAAAATTCTTTAGATGCTCTTGTATATCTTTATAAGCAAGGATATACTAAAGCAACGATGGTTGTTGGTGCTGATAGAATACCAGACTTTAAAAAGTTACTTAATAAGTATAATGGTGAGAAATCTCGTCATGGTTACTACGATTTTCCAGACGGTATTAATATTGTTTCCGCCGGTGAAAGAGACCCCGATTCTGATGATGTATCAGGTATGTCTGCTTCTAAAATGAGAGCTGCAGCTTCGTCAGGCGATTTTAAATCTTTTGCAAAGGGATTACCTGATAACTACGGAGATAAAATTGGAGTATTTAATTTACTTCGGTCGCGAATGGGTTTAAAAGAAATGACTAATTTCAGAACTCATATTGAACTTGCAACAACTGACCTAAGAGAAAAATTTGTTGCAGGAGAAGTATTTAACGAAGGTGATGAGTTCTTAAATGAGCACGGAAACGTTTTAGTTGTGCTAGAAAGAAAATCAAACTTTATTATAGGTTCTGATGAGAACAAATACTTTATTAATAAGATTCAAGAAGTTCGTCAAGACCCCGATGTAAAAGATAAGAAAGGTACTCAACCTGCAAAATATTATGCTGGGCTTAAAACAAAATCTACAAAGGATAAAAGAGATGCTCACTTTAAGAAAGGGGCAAAGAAAGATGACGATGATCCAAGTGCGTATGCACCAGCACCTGGTGATAAAGGAGCAAAGACAAAACCTTCGAAGCATACAAAGAAATTTAAAGATATGTTTGGAGAAGATAAAAATCCAATCGTAGATACTGAAGATAGTGTAGAAGAAGGCGTAAATGATCCAGCAATCTTCAAAGCAGTATTCCTTGCAGGTGGACCAGGTTCTGGTAAATCTTTTACTATTGGTAAAACTGGTTTACAAGCTCTCGGGTTTAAACTTATTAACTCCGATGATAACTTTGAAAAGGCGATTAAGAAAGCTGGTGCTACAATGGACCCTGATTTTATCTATTCACCAAAAGGCCAAGATATTCGAAATAAAGCGAAAGCTCTTACTGCAAGACAACAAGAAATGTATCTTAATGGTCGTCTAGGATTAGTAGTTGATGGAACAGGAAAAAATTACGAGAAGATTAAAAAGCAAGCTCGTGACCTCGAAGCATTGGGTTATGATACTGCTATGATCTTTGTAAATACAAATCTTGAGACTGCAGTCAAAAGAGATTCACAAAGATCACGCACACTCGGCGCAAAGGCAGTCGAAAAAATGTGGAACGAAGTTCAAAAGAACATCGGTAAATTTCAATCTTTATTTAACAGAGACTTTCAAATTGTTGATAATTCAGAAGGTGCAAATTGGCAGAAAGCTACAACCGATGCTTATAAGAAAATGGCTAAGTTTGCTAAGAAGACACCTACTAATAAGATTGCAAGAGATTGGATAAAGAAGCAACTTGGCGAAGATATTGAATTATCCGAAGAAGGTATCGAAGAAAATGTTACAGCTTCATTAAAAAAGAAAGCAAAGAAATCTGGTATGCCTCTTGGTATATTAAGAAAGGTTTATAATAGAGGTGTTGCGGCATGGAGAACTGGTCACAGACCAGGTACTAATCCAACGCAATGGGGGCTAGCTCGAGTTAATTCTTTTGCAACAAAGTCAAAAGGAACTTGGGGCGGAGCAGATAAAGATTTAGCAGCAAAAGCACGATGAACTTTAAAGATTTTTTAAACGAAAAAGTTAAATACATGAATTTGAATCAACTGAAGAAACAGTTGAAAAAAGATTATGGTTCTAAGGCAAGCTCTCTTAAAATCGTAAAGATAAAAGGTGGAGTGTCTATTCAGACGCCGAGCGGACAAGAACTCGAAAGATATAACAATGTACCTAAGTTAGGATACACTGTAGTAGAAAAGAATGAATCGCTTGAAGAATCAAGAGGCGACCTTATGAAGAGTGCTGAATATCTCAAGCTTATAAATCAGGCAATGAGTGCAATGCCTGGTTCTCCAAAACAAAAAGGTATTATCAAAAAGATAAATGCAATTCGTGTTAAGGCTGGTTTTAAACCTTTAGATGAAGCTGACGGATGTTGGGACGGATTTAAAAAAGTTGGTATGAAAAAGAAAGGTGACAAAGTTGTACCAAATTGTGTGCCCGAAGAAATCGAAGAAGAAATGAAGTGTCCACCTGCGACACAAGACCTTGCTATTAACACAAAGAATCGTGATGCTACAATCAAGAAATATAATTATGGGCCACTAAATGTTGATGAACCTGGTAATTATTGGGAGAAGATTGCTAAGTACTGGAAAACTACTACGGCTGCTGCTAAGAAATCATTATGCGGTAATTGCGTAGCTTTTGATGTTTCGCCAAGAATGAAAGACTGCATGCCTGGAAAAACATCTGATAAAGATGGAGTATTGGGTTATTGCTGGATGCACCATTTTAAATGTCATTCAGCTCGTTCTTGTCATACATGGGCAAAGGGTGGGCCAATTAAAGACAATAAGACATCAGAAGAATGGCAAGAAAAATCTGGTATCACTGAAGGTAAAGGAAAACCAGAAAGTTGGGAATCAGGCTTTGAAAGACGCGTTGTAAAAACAACTAAGCCCGAACACAAAGAAAAAGGGTACGATTGGAGAATCAAAGGAAAGGACAGAGCCGAAGTAACAATTAAACTCTATCGAACTAAGCCAAGCTTTGCAGAATTTAAGAAACAAATGAAACGAGTAGCTGGATGGGAGTTTGGTGGATAATGGTTACAAAGAAACAATTAGATACTATTGAAAGATTTGCAGATAAGCTTTGGGCTAAGGTGGGTCTTGATATAGAATTTACTCGTCACTTTCTCGACCGCGTCAATGACGCTCGAAATAAGAAGCAAATAACAGGTGGAGAGATTCAAAGATTATTTAAGCAATCATTTAGAAGACACGGAAAGAAAATATCAGCCCTTGGTAAAGGAGCAGAAGCAGTCATAAAAGATATGGAAACTGATATTAATATGCCATTCGTATTACAGTTAGATAAGAATGGTGAGATTGATTTGATAGCAAAGACTGTAATGAGAAAGAAAGATTTTAAAACATCAAATAAAAAATTTACAGTAGAAAGTGGAGCTGGTGAACAAGGTACAGATGAGCTTTCTTATAAATACAAGAAAGATACGCCAGGTCAATCATCTAATGGGAAAAACATGAAAGAAAAACAGTCAGACAAAGCCTTAGACATTAAAAGTCTTGAAAAACTAATTAAAAATCCGTCACCTCGTATGGTGAAAATGTACGGCAAGAGTAAGTATATTAATATGCTTAAAAAGAAACTTGCTAAACTAAAAGAGACGATTGAAGAATCTACTTTAAATTATGGCCGTACGATGAAAGCAATCGATAAAGAGCGAAAGATGAAAAACATCTCAGCCAAAGACAAAGCAACTCTTGGAAAGATTGCAGACCTTATGAAGCAATTACGTAATGAAGAAGATTTAGAAGAAGAAACCCTACAAGAAAAGGAGTTCGACGTAATATTTGGGGGCTATGCAAGTGAATGGCCTAATGTTAAAGCCGCATTAAAGAAAATGCGTATTAAGATACAGAACTATTATAAAACACCTTATGGCGAACATGAATTTACTATTGATACTACTCAATCTAAATTAAAACAGTTGATGAAAAGATATGGTGATTTAGAATTACAAGAAGACGCAGTTTCTCGGGCTAAAGAAAAAGCAGATTTAAAGAAAAAACATCAAGACGAGATTGAAAGTGAAAGAGATGAAATCAAAAGTATTAGTACTGAGTCCGTTGAACTTGAAGAAAATCGTGCCGTTGTTTATAATCCTAAGCTAATTAAATTGTTTATTAAACAAGTAGAGAAAAAGTTTCCAAAGTATAAAGGTGAAATTCAACAGGCTGAAAAAGATGAAATCGTTTTTCCGAATGATCCTAAATTAATTAAATTTTTTAAAGGTGCAAGAGAAGTTAAGTTTGTTCTTAGCGATTCCGTTGAAGAAGCAGTTAAATTTTGGAAAGTTACTATTACTAAGAAAGCTGGTAAACTCTTTAAGGGCCAGACAGTTGACGTAAAAGCACGCAACTCTGCCGAAGCTATTAAGAAAGGAATTAAGCAAATGAAAGGTAATCCTGCACTAGTTCCAGGTGGTAGTGTTGATGCTGTATTAGGTGAGTCAAGAAACATGGACTTTGAAAAAGCAAATGTACTGACTTATGATGAATATGATGAAGTTAAAAACTTTAGAAACTTTAATAAGAAAGATTGGAAACGCAATGTTATCCAAAAGAAATACGTTAGAATCAAAAAAGTTAAAGAATCTACTGAAATACATGAAAATAAAGAAACTGAATCAGAACTACAAGAAGCAGCACCATTCAAATCGCTCGAGCAAAAATGGCTCGCAACAAAAGGAGATAAAAAGAAACAAGGAAGACTCATTAAGAAACACTCCCTTAAACCCCTTATTTCAAAAGTCAGACCTGGAGCTGTTAAACTTGGAGTCTTAAATGATCTTGATGCAAAAGGTTCTAAAAATGCTACATTTGCAGGTTTAGATGCTGATGGCGAATTGATCTTTGTAACAAATAATCCTACTAAAATATATTATGCTAAAAAAGGTTCTAAGAGACCTAAAGGTATGGAACTCGAAGATGTAGATTTAGATGCGCTAAGACTTCAAAGAATGGTAGAAGTTGCAACTGGAGAAGAAAACAACGAATTTATCTCTGAAGCCGGTGTTGATTTAACGTGGACGCCTTCGATGATTCAAAAAGAATACAAAAAATACCTAGGCAATACCTAATGAAGTCATTTAAGGAATATACTTCGTGTGGATGTCATACGATTGAAGAAGCAGAATACCAAGGCAAGAAGGTAAAGCTGAACGATCCTATACGTACTTCTGAGAATCCTAATAAGAAATTTAAAGTTTATGTAAAAAACGAAAAAGGTACTGTCGTAGTAGTTCGATTCGGCGATCCGAAGATGAGCATTAAAAGAGACGACCCTGGTAGAAGAAAGAATTTTAGAGCAAGACACAACTGTGATAACCCAGGCCCGAAATGGAAAGCGCGATACTGGTCGTGTTTTCAATGGAGAGCCGGTGCCAAAGTAGACAACTAATATGAACGGAGAAGATAGAACTAGACTTGATAGAATCGAAGAAAAGATCGATAAAATGGCAGAAGCTATTATATCACTTGCTCGCGCAGAAGAGAAAATACATTCTCTTGAAGAAAAGACCGTAACTACATGGCAATCGATAGATGACCTACATGTAAAATTTGATGACATCGAAGAACGTCTTCGCGAAGCAGAGTGTATTCTTGGAGAAGCAAAATCAACTATTGCAACTATAGTAAAGTTTGGTTGGATAGTAGTCGGTGCATTAGTAACTGGCGGAGTCGCCGCATTGTTTATGCTATTTAATATACAGGTATAATGAATTTAATTGAAAGAGCATTAGATATTTTAGAAGCTCCTCTTACGCCGATACAAAGACGTAAAAGAGGTATTCTTATGAAACGTCTCGCACCAAAGATCGCACGGAAAAGAAAGATTGCGATGAGAAAAAAAGCTGGTGTAGAAAAAATACAATCACGCGCAAACAAGGCTGCGAGAGAATATATGCGCCAAATGTTTCTAAAGGGTAAGAGCTATAGCGATTTGCCTTTTCAAGCAAGGGTAAATATAGATAAGAAAGTAGAAAAGAAAAAGACTTTAATGCAGAAATTAGCAAAAAGAATGATTCCTGCAATGAGAAAAAAAGAAATTGAAAGATTAAAACAAGTTAGAAAAGCTAAAACAGATAAATAGTATTATGAATTTACAAGAAAATATTTTAAAAGTCCTTAATGAAGGCCTGGGTAAAACCAATAAACGTGATCAAGAATTTGCTGACCTTCATAAGACCCAAGTGGCCAACGACCCCGAACAGGACGATCCTAAAGCAGGTGACAACGCACCCAAATCAAAAGTGCCAAAGGGCCAAGGAGCTAAAGGTGTAAAGATTACTGACGTAGAAGAATATGACGGTAAAAAAATAGACCCTAAGAAACAGGACGATGTTAAAACAAAGAAAGACGCTGCTCCAAAAGGAAAAGGTCTTAAAGGATTTAAAGAAGCTTATAAATCTGGTGAGCTCGACGAGAAAAAACTCGATCCAGTAAATAAGAAGTCCGCATCAAAAGATTTTGACGACCGCAAAGATAAAGACATTGATAACGACGGCGACGTAGATAGCTCTGATAAGTATCTGCATAAAAGACGTAAAGCGATATCAAAGGCTACTAAAAAAGAAGCAGTAGACCCTGCTAAATTTGTTAAGGGCGGCGATCTTAAAGTAAAAAAAAATGATGTAGATTCAATGCTGTCTAAACTATTTGGAAATTCAAAATTAAGTAAAGAGGCAGAGAAGAATAAAGCTTATAAAGCAGGATACAAAGGCGGAAAAAATCCTTATAAAAAAGATACCGCGGACTTTCATTTGTTTATTCTAGGACAGCAGGCTAAGTCTGCAGAATAAATAAACTTATGTTTGCTGAACTAAATAATGACAACTTTGAAATCTTCGCAGCTAAATATTATAGCAACCCAGCTTGTTTAACAGTCGAAGATTTTAAAGAAGACCTCGCGAGATTTAAATATATCAATCGTCTACTTCGAAAGTATGACGATACTGGAGTAATTCAGTTACGATTGCTTTTAAATCACATTATTATATTATTCAATGTTTTTGAAATAAAAGCTGCGAATAGAATGATATTTTACAGAATTGATGTTAAACATTGGAGCATCATAAAAACAATTTTACTATATTTAAATTTATTGCCACTGGGCGAAAAAAACGAAGTATACACAGACCTTTATATTACTAAAAAATTAAAAGAAGTATGAGCTTACTTAAAGGAGCAGATTTTTTCTATGCATTGAGATTTTTACGTCTTCTTACAACTCAGTGGAAAGATACTAAAGCGTTCGAACTTGGTATTGTAGATGAAAATGGAAAGAAGTTGAAGAAGCCTCAAGGTTCAGAAGAAAAGGGAGCCTATACAGCGTTTCATCGTTTAGTATATAATATAAAAAGACTTTTAAATAAACTTCCATTTGGTAAAACTAAATTGGCAAGTTATGCAACCGCGCTGTTTTTAATAAAAGAACACACAAAATTAGCAGACGAGACTATCTGCGAAAGATTAGAAATAGAAGATTACCTCGAGTTACATGAGTGTAAAAATTTATTTTTAAATGAAAGCGGTACAATACAAGCGAATAAATATTTTCTGGTAAGAGATTTGCCTCTTAAAACAGGTGAGCCACTTGCAAAAGCAGATACTGAAGTTGTGGTTGAAGAGCATGAGCCGATTGGACATTTTTGTAATGTACCGATCTTTACAGCGCATCATGTCAAAACCAAGCAAAGTATATATATTACACAGAACGATATTATTATATGACGCCAAAGGAACAGATGACCAGTGGTGCAGTCGCGGTTCACGATAGACCGATGGCTCCACCAATAAAAAGAAAAAAATATAAGGACTTTGATGTGCCTTCAGAAGTATTTAATAAATTTGCTACTGGACGCAACAAGTTCGAAAGATGGTCAAAATATTTAAACCTCCAAGACGAAAATCAAAAGGCTATATACGACTACGCAAAGAAATCACGTAATTCTATTATTGTTCTGCGTAACTCCGACACCGGCGCTTTACGGGCAATTCGCCGTAAAGCATCAAACGAATAAAGAGAAAATTTCTCTTTATTTTGTTTTACAATAACCCCTTAACAGTATATAATAGTCTCTATGATTTTCGAAGAACAAATAACGCGCAAGCCCGATAACTATCCTTGGACAGAAGAGTACATCTCTGCAATGCACAATGGATTTTGGACTGATAAAGAATTTAACTTTCAGTCAGATGTACAAGATTTCAAAGTAAATCTTAATGATCAAGAAAGAGAAATGGTCAAACGTTCTCTTTCTGCTATTGGTCAAATAGAAGTAGCCGTCAAAACTTTTTGGGCTAACCTTGGACAGAACTTACCACATCCGTCAATTACAGACTTAGGATTTGTAATGGCTAATGTAGAAGTAATTCATAACAACGCTTATGAAAGATTACTTAAAGTACTTGACCTTGAAGATGTGTTTGAAGAAAACATGTCAATAGATATGATTCAAAATAGAATCAAATATCTTCGTAAGCACTTAAAGAAGTGTTATAAAGACGACAAGAAACAATACCTATACTCTCTTATATTGTTTACATTATATGTAGAGAATGTTTCATTGTTTGCACAATTCTATACTATCAATTACTTTAATCGCTTTCGTAACTATTTAAAAGATACTGCTCAGCAAGTAGCCTATACATCTAAAGAAGAAATGCTTCATGCACTGGTTGGTATTAAACTAGTTAATGTAATAAGAGAAGAGCATCCAGAGTTATTTGACGACGAATTAGCAGACCGCATTCGTAGTTCGTGTCTTCAGGCCTTTGAAGCAGAATCAAATATAATTGAGTGGTCACTAAACGAATATGAGAGTGAACATCTTTCATCTGATATATTAAAAAACTTTATTAAGAATCGCCTAAATGATTCTTTAAAACAAATCGGATTCGATCCCGTCTTTGACGATGTTAACGAATCTCAACTAGAACAAACTGTTTGGTTTGATGAAGATGTACTTGGTAATACGGCTACAGACTTTTTCTATAAACGCCCAACAGAATACTCAAAAAAAGATAAATCATACGACGAAGACGACTTATTTTAGAATAGATATATTATGGAAAATTATTATTGGTTGAACGAGGATTCTCGCACATTCCTTGAAAGAGGCTATTTGTTAGAAGGCCAAAACGCAGAAGGCCGAATCCGCGAAATTGCAGAAGCTGCAGGTAAAGAATTAAATCAAAAGGACTTTGCAGATAAGTTCGAAGATTACATGAGCAAAGGGTGGTTTTCACTATCCTCGCCTATTTGGGCTAACTACGGTTTGGAACGAGGACTACCTATTTCTTGCTTTGGTTCATATGTCGATGACACTATGGAAGCAATTCTAACTAAGCAAGCCGAGGTTGGAATGATGACAAAGATGGGTGGCGGAACATCTGGCTACTTCGGAAATATAAGATCAAGAGGTACAGAAATATCTTCGGGTGGCAAATCAAACGGGCCCGTACACTTTATGGAATTGTTTGAAACAGTAACTAATGTTGTTTCACAATCGAATGTACGTCGAGGTTCTTTTGCAGCGTACTTACCAATTGACCATGACGATGTACTTGAGTTTCTTCAAATAAGAGGCGATGGTCACCCTATTCAAAACATGTCTATTGGTGTTACTATAAGCAATCAATGGATGTCAGATATGATTGATGGTGACAAAGAGAAACGCAAAGTTTGGGGTAAAGTAATTCAGAAAAGATTTGAAAGCGGTTATCCTTATATCTTTTTTGAAGATACAATAAACAATAATGCGCCCGAAGTTTACCGAGACAAGGAGTTAAGAATCCACGCATCTAATCTTTGCTCAGAGATTGCACTACACTCAAGTGATGATGAATCCTTTGTATGTAATCTGTCGTCAATGAACCTATTGCACTATGACGAATGGAAAGATTCTGACGCTGTTCAAGTACTTACTTCTTTCTTAGATGCTGTAATGACAGAGTTTATTCGAAAGACTACAGGTGTTCCTTATCTACAACCAGCAAGAAACTTTGCAAAGAGGCAAAGAGCTCTGGGTATTGGCGTATTGGGCTGGCATTCTTATCTTCAGTCTAAATCAGTTTCGTTTGAATCGTTTGAAGCAAAACATCTAACTTCTGAGATATGGACTTTTATTAAGAAAGAATCGTATCACGCGTCAAGATGTTTAGCTGATGCATTTGGTGAGCCAGAACTGCTCGAAGGCTACGGAAGAAGAAATGTAACTACAATGGCTATCGCGCCTACTACATCTAGTTCGTTTATTCTCGGTCAAGTCTCGCCTTCGATTGAGCCACTAAACTCAAATTACTTTGTAAAAGATTTAGCAAAAGGCAAGTTTACATACAAGAACCCTTATTTAAAAGAAGTGTTATTACACCATAGTAAAGACACCAATGAAACATGGAAGTCTATTCTGGTCAATGGTGGTTCTGTTCAACACCTAGACTTTTTATCAGATCACGAAAAAGAAGTATTTAAAACATTCGGTGAGATATCTCAAAAAGAAATTATTATTCAGACAGCAATCCGTCAAAAACATATTGACCAATCTCAAAGTGTTAACGTAATGATTCACCCATCAACTCCTGTAAAAGATGTAAATCAATTAATTATCTTTGCTTGGGAACAAGGTGTGAAAACATTGTATTATCACAGAGGTACAAATCCCTCTCAAGAACTCTCCCGTAATATTTTAAACTGTAGCTCCTGCGAAGCATGATAAGAGAAACCAATTATTGTTATAGATGTGGCACTGAATACGTTATTACTAGAAACGAATCAGATGCCGACGAACTACCTCTTTATTGCCCGTTCTGTGGTTCTACAGATATTGGTGATGAACCCGAAGAAGAATTAGAAGAAGAAGAATAATGGAAACGAGATGGGGTAGTTACAATGTTTTATCAGAAGGTAAAGATTATAAAATTAAAACTTTACATATTGAACCAGGTAAATCATTAAGTGATCAAAGACATTTTCATAGAAATGAACATTGGTTTATTTTAGAAGGTGAATTATCTCTCAACGGTGATATATATCACAAAAATGATTTCATTAATATACCAGTTAAAAAGTGGCATTTACCAGCTAATATTAGTAATAGTATGTGTGTTATTTGTGAAATACAATATGGTGATAAATGTATAGAAGAAGATATAGAAAGAAAATAATGTATACATATAAAGTAAAAGAAATAGTAAGAGTTGTTGACGGTGATACCGTTGACATATTAGTTGATTTGGGATTTGGACTCACAAAAAAAGAGCGAGTTCGAGTAGCTGGAATTGACACACCCGAGTCTCGTACACGAGATTTGTATGAAAAGAAGCTTGGTAAAGAAGCTGCTGCATATCTCACAGAGCAACTCGAAGATGGTGATATTATCATCAGAACAGAGAAAGATGGTAAGTATGGTAGAATGCTAGGCTGGTTATATAAAGAAGGCCAAACAATATCTATTCAAGAAGATATGATTAATCGCGGATACGGTTGGGCATATGACGGTGGTAAGAAAGAAAAATCATACGAAGAGTTAAAAGAGAAAAGAATTGCTGATGGCTCTTGGATATCACAAGACCAGAGCGAGTTTGATCTATAAATAACTCGTGTGGTTATATAATGAAGAAGAGTTTACGACAGAAGCTATTGCAGATAATGTTGGTTTCGTCTATGAAATATATGACAAACAAACGGAAATGCTCTATATTGGCAAAAAAAGGTTTTGGAGCAAAGTTTCAAAACCGCCGCTCAAGGGTCGTAAGAGACGAAGAAGGTCATTAAAAGAATCTGATTGGCAAGACTATTATGGGTCTAGCGAACAGGTAAAAACTCTTGTTGAAGAATCTGGTAAAGATAGATTTTCTCGTCGCATCCTTCGTTTGTGTAAAACACTAGGTGAAATGAGTTACTATGAAGCAAAGATACAATTCGAAACAGACGCTTTACTTAAACCAGAAAAATATTATAACGCATTCATCGGTTGTAAAATTCATAGAAAGCATGTTTTTAAGGGTTGACAATAGTTCAAAATAATATAGTATTATACTTATGATACTACTAGACTACTCAGGTATTGCAGTTGCTGCAATTTTCTCACAAGACAGGCCCGAAGAAATTCAAGAGGGCTTAATTCGACATATGATTCTGAACACGATTCGTCGTTACAATGTTCAGCATCGTGATAAATTCGGTAAGATGGTAATTGCATGTGATGCTCATTCTTGGCGTAAAGAATACTTTGAGAATTACAAAGCTAAAAGAAAAACCACACGAGAAGAATCACCACTTGATTGGAAAGAGTTCTTTCGTCTAATTAATATGGTTCGTGAAGAGCTAGAAGACTATATGCCTTATCCTGTAATATATGCAGAAGGCGCAGAAGCTGACGATGTAATCGGAGTTCTAACAAAAGAAACACAAGACTTTGGAAAAGACGAACCCGTTTTAATTATATCACCAGATAAAGACTTCTTGCAACTTCACAAATTCAAGAATGTAAAACAATTCAGTCCAATGAAACGCGATTTCATTACAGTTG